CCATCGGTCTCAGTGGCGCGATCGGTTTCTGAGAGGGTTTGCCAGCTTCCCGCGTTGATGCGGAAAACGGAGCGCGCGTCGGCGTGAGAGTTTCCGGCTCCTCGATCGGTGATGGTGAAGGAGGCTTTGAGGGAGACGGTGAATGTCATCGTTGCTTTTCCGAACCGGGTCGCGTGCCCGGTGCCGACGCTCCATCCGTTGACCGATAGGATCGAGTAGTTGTAGTTTCCGACGGTTTTGTCTCCGGCTGTGGCCTCGGTATCGCGTTCGGCACAGAAGGAGGGGAATGTATTGGCTGGGGTTCCGGCGTTGAAAAAACTCGAGTCCGTTCGGGTCTTTGACGCGGTCAGGACCATCGTCGCGAGGGTTCCAGTGTTCACTTTCTCGGCGTCAAGATTGGCGATTTTGGCGCTCGTGATGATTCCGTTCTGAATGTTCGCGACGTTGGCGATGATTTCATTTGCACCGACCGCTTCAGCTGTGATCGCTCCAGCGGCGATGGCTCCGGCAACGATGGAATCGGCGACGAGGTCGGCTCCGTCGATCTTGCGCGTCCATTCTTCGGCGGTGGCGTCGTAGCGGTAGAGTTTCTTATCTGTGGTAAGGAAAACGGTGCGTCCGTCTGTGAGGTCTGTTCCTGGGAGGGCTCCGACGATTTCGACCATGGTGAGTCCGGCGACGATGTCGGAGAGGTCGATCCCGGCGCGCGTCGTTGCGTTGTGCGGCCCGGAGACGGCGCTTTTGCGCCCGTTGCGTCCGACTACTTCGAACCAGAAATATTTCTGAGTGCTGGAGTCGAGTCCTTGGAGGAAATAGAATTGTTGAGGATCTTCGATTGAGGCGCTCGGATTCGCGGGTTTCGCGGCGGTGTCTGCGATGTAGATGAGCGTTCGCAGGATTGGCGTGTTAACTGGGTTGGTCCATTCGGCGATGAGCATGGAGAGGGCTCCAGTGATCGAGACTCCGGTGATCGCTGAGGGGGTCACGCCGTCGTCTGTTCCGTATCCGCCTGATCCTGCTGAGACGGTGATATCGGCGGTTTGCGTTTCTTTGAATCCGGTGCGTTCGTCGTGGGCTCGGACGATGATTCTCCAGGTTCCTGCTTGGGGGAAGGCGACGGGGACTTTGAAGTTGAATAGGGCGCGATCATCGGGACCGAATTCGGCGGACCGGATGGTGATTTCTGAATCTATGGCGGCGGCTACGATGCGCGCGGCGGTGATTTCGTAGGTGGTGAGGTCTCCGTTTACGTCGGAGATCGACCCGGTGAAGTTTTGTCCGATCCCGACAACGGGAGAGACGGGGGCGGCTCCGAGGGCGATGACGGGGAGTTCATCGGCGCGGTCTCGGAATGCGTGAGTGATCGAATCGATATCGGCTAGATCAACGACGTTTCCGGGGGAGTAGGGCTGGGGCTTGAAGTAGCGCGTCGTGTCTTCGATAAATCGTTTGTGAGCGAACCGCGGAAGCTCGTCGCGATAGATGAGCCAAACCTCAGCGTCGTCCGCTCCGGCTGCTTTTATCGAGCCTTGGCGCGCGCGGAGGCAATCGGTCAAGTCGTGGTTTCCGGCGTTGAGGGTAACGTCTCCAACGGAGAGGACTTCGTCTCCGATGATGAGGAGGAGTTGATCATCGGCTTGGTCTTCTGCGCTGATGGGTGTGATGCGATCGGTGTCGAGATTATCGGCGGGGATGTTGATCGTGATCGTCGTTGCTGCTGCGGTATTTGCGACGGCTCCGACTAGGTTCGCACGGACGCTCCATCCGGAGGCGTTTCCGATGGGGTCAAAGGTGGCATCGTCTGCGCTGTAATGGAGATTGAATCCGGCAACGTTTTTGGCTTTTACGGCGGCGGCGTCTTCGTGCTCTCCGGGGGGGCGTTGCGCGAGGATGGCGATTTGGATTCCGATGGGTGTCCCGGCTAGTTCGGTGGTGAGTTCTAGGATTCGCGCGTGTGCAATCGGTGTGGGGAGGGGCGCTCCGAGGTCGGGCTGGAGGCTGACTGGGGGCACGTAGGGGAGGGGGTAGATCCCGCGCTCGGCAACGTAGTCTATCGAGGGCGCGCCTCGGTAGGGATGAGAGATCCGCGTGATTCTTGAGATCTGATCGAGCTCATAGGGTGACCAATCGAGGTTGAAGTTGTCTCCGGCTTGGAGGGGATCGCCGTTGGTCTTGATGGCGCGGGGGAGTCGGACTGTGAATGAGCCCTTGCTTTCGCCCTCGGCTGAGCCTCGCGCGAGTTCGGCGGCGTAGGAGCGCGCTTGGTCTCGATCGATGATGGAGAGGGCGCTGACGGTGACGGGCTGGACGCGTTGACGGGCGCGTGAGTTTGACCGGGCGGTGTGCTTCTCGGTGTCTTCGCGGTGTTTTTGGGTGCGGTCGCGAAAGGTGACGACGACTTTGTTTGCTGCTTTGGAAAAGCTGGGTGCACCGATATCGGGGTCTCCGATGATGTCGTGATGGGAGATCTCTGGGAGGTCGTCGAGGCCGGTTCCGTCGTGAGGGAAGAACCCGGGGGTGATTTTGCCGCCTTCGATTCGTGCCCATCCATCAAAGAGGCGGAAGAATTCGCGGACGACATCGCGGACGGGCTGGGATCGAGTGAGCGAGGGGGAGTGACGACCGGCGCCGGCGATGACGGCGGTCGAGAGGGCTTCCCAATCGGCGGCGGTGAAGTGCTTCGTGGCGATTGATGCTCCGAATATCGGATCTGTGAGGAGTTCGAGTGCTCCAGCGAGGAGGCTTTCTCCTTGGGCGTGATTTTCGGCTGCGAAGGTGCCGATCTGGGGGACGGGAACGCGGCGGAGTTTGACGCGTATCGAGGGAGCGGAGGTGCTTTGACCGAAGGAGGCGCGTTTGGCGATGACGATGCACTGATTCCGATAAGCGGGGTGTGATTGGGTGGCGTCGAGTGCTCCGAGCGGGGCAAGTAGGATTGAATCAACGGGTTGATCGGCGCGGCCCCAGTAGATGTAAAACGTTCCGACGTTGGTGACGATGGTTGCTCTCCAATAACTGGGATCTTCGGTATCGGTGGGGCGGACGATGGAGCCTGTCCAGACGATCTCTTTGGCGACTTCGATGGCTGTGATCGAGTGAACGAGTCCGACGCAGGCGAGACCGGCTAGATCTGCGAAAACTTCGTGTCCGGTGGTCTGCTTGGATTTGCCGACTTTCTCGCGTTGTTCGATGTATTCGACGTTGAGGGGTTGGGGGATCAACCAGGTGAGAGGGCACCAGTCATCACCGATGAACCAGCGCGCGGGAACGGCTTTTTGATTCGTCGCGACTTCATCGGCGTCGAGTCCGGCTGTGGTGGGTGCTTCTGAGGGGCGGCGATATCCGAAGCTCATTTTTGGGGGGATTCGTTGAGGCGGAGGACGTAGCAGATACGCCGGCTGAATTTAGGGTCGTCTAGGCGGGTGCGGATGACTCCGTGTTCTTCTATGGCGTGCACGGCGTTTCCCCATTGATCGACGCTGGCGAGGTGATGATCAGTCATCCCGCTGAGAAGTCCTAGGAGATCTCCGGGGATGCGCGGTGCTCCGAGGGGCACGAGGGTAAAGCGATTTTCGAGCTCGGGAGCGGTTAAGAGGAAAACGAGGAGCTGAGAGCGGGTCGTGTGCTTGGCGTGATCGAGCGTGTAGGCGGGGAGTTCGAGACGGGGGATCGCTCCGGTATTGGCGAGGATCTCGGCTTGGAGACGGACGCAATCGACTCCGACTCCGACGGCGCAAGCGCGCGGATAGAAGGGGGTTCCGATCCAGCGGTCTTGCTCGAATTTGAGGGATCTCACGCGGCCCGGATTGTTGAAGAAGTAGGGTCTCATTTCTTGCCCCCTTGCGCGTTGGTTTCACGGGCGGGAACGCTAATATTATCGGCTCCGACGTGACGGTGTCCTCCGTAGTTGATGGTATTGGCGAAGGCGGAGCATTCGGCCCATGTGCCTTGGCAGGCGGGGCGAATGGATACTTCTTGATCGATGGAGGGCGCGCGGAGGGCGTGATCGATGGTGAGTTTTTGCTGACCGGATCCGAGGTTTTCGGATCGGATGATTTCGCGTCCTTCGAAGGTGCTTCCGGCTCCTATGCTACAATCTCCGTTGGCAAAGTAATCGGCTCCCATCGCTGAGGCGGGGGGATTCACGGTGATCGTGACGGTGATTTCGCGCCCGTCGATTACGTCAATCGTCGCGGTGAATGTGTAATCTTCGATATCTTTCCCGCATCCGATGGAACACCATTCGTGATTGCATGATTCTTGAACGTAGAAGTTGGGGACTTTGATATCGAGGGCTCCGGAGAGCGCGGTGGATTTCATCGCGAGCTTGCGGCCTTTTCCGGTGGGGGCGTCGAGCTCCCCGGTGTGTTTGAGCACGGGAACGGGATTCTCGGGATCGACTTCGAAGATATCGAGCTGAAGGGGGGCTTCTAACATGCGCTTGAGGGCGAGCATCCAGGGGTGACTATCGGCAACGAAGCTCTTGAGAGTCACGGGATCGTCATCGAGCTGGTATCCTTGCGTGATTTTATCGTGTTCGATATCGGCTGGGAAGTAGGTCACGTCTTCGGCGTCTTCTTCAACGGTGATGGGCGCGGGATAGTCGGTGTATCTCCAGATGATGGGAGTCGTTGGCGTCTGGAGGGTGTGACGGTAGAGGAAGAATCGCCCGGGTTGAACGGGGGTCTCTCCTTCGATGGGGGTGATCTCCCACGGGAGTTGCCAAAATGTGAGGGTGATTCGAGCGGTGACGGCCGTGACGTATTCGACGCGGATCTGATCGGAACCGAAGCGCACAATCGTTTCGTGCGGCGTCGTTGGCGCATCGGATCCACAAGAGCGCGGCAGAAGCGGCGGCGACGGCGGCGGAGGAGGACATGGACGTCCACGTGGTAACTTCCGAGGCAGCGATGGCGGCGCGATACGCGGCAGAGGAGGCGAGTCGGATCGATCTGACCTCCAGTCCGGAGAGGCCGGACGGCGCGCACACGGCGCACGAGGTCAAGACAGAAGCACCGGCGCGCCCGCGTGAGCGTGACGGGACGACTGACCAGCCAGGTACCCAGGGTGCTGCCCGCCGCAGCCATGACACCTATGTGAAGGGTACGACGGATGCTGAAGTCGACCATAGCAACTCGTTCCGAGCAGCATCAGCAGCAGCC